TAAATGATTTCGACATTTCAGCGATTTGGTTTTGAAGTTCGGCAGGGTCATTTTGTGCCAAATCCATCATCTTTAACGGGTCCAATAAATCACCTTGAGCGACACCTAATCTTTGCATCGCTGCAGACATATTAATTGCTTGTTCAGGGTCGAACATTTTGTTTGCTAACTCAAGAGTTGATTTCATGTCAACCCTTAAATTAACCGCTTGTGCAGCCATTTTCGCCATTCCCTCAACACCTCCTTGGAAGTTGTATTGGTTCATCGCACCCATATTCTCAACAACTTGTTTTGATACTTGGACACCATTAACCCCAATTGACCTTGAGACATCCATAACTTTTTGCATTTGACTACCAATTGCGTATACAGAGTATCCCGCGTCTTTAAAATTTTTGGTTAATGAATCGGCTCCTTGACCTGTTACTTGAGCGGTCGCAAAAAGTTTTTCGTAAGATTGTGAATTTAAAATTAAGTTTGTACCTAAAACTTTACTGACTTGGGTTTGGATTTCTAAAATTTTATCGAATCCTCCACCTAAAAGAGTGACACTTGTAACGGCTTCGGCCATAGCCGCCTTAATCGCGGTTATCTGTTCTCTACCTTGACCAAAAACTTTTGCAACTTCGGTTGCTCCTCCCTCAACCTCAACAAGTTTCTTTTTTATTTCGTCAACGTCAAAATTAGTTAGGAACTGTTTTTGAAGTTCGCTCATTAAACCTTGGACATACGAATTAACTTGCCCTATTGTACTACCGCTATCAGCCATTTAAATTGTTTTACTATAAATACATAACACACCCATTTTTTATGTTAAATTTTGGGTGTGTTATGTTCAATGATTTTTTCGATAAGGAATTTTCTTTCGTATGTTGGCATACGATAAAAATCGGAATATGATGTTCTAAGAAATTTTGCCATTAGATAATATTCCTCGATGAGGTATTGTCGGTAGTTAGAAGAAAGGCCGAAAGAACTCCACCCCAAAGGTTATCTCGAAAGATACCAGTTCTCCTGATGGGGCGTTTGTTGTTTTTCTTAGGTCTAATGACGGTTCGTTATCTCTCATGAAGTTACGGATGAATTTAGAATCCATAATTGGTAGGGACTCAATGAATACTGCGATTTGTCCTTTGTCTGTAATTCCATCAACCTCCTGAATTTGTTTATTTAATCTCCATGTAACTGTTGGAGCAACTCGACCTGCAGGGTATTGGTCACCTAATTTACCTAATTCCAAAATTTCAGAATAAGTTAAAGGTTTTAATTTAACGGTTGACCCTGTTTTAGGTAGTGTTGTTAAGAATAAACCATTTTCATCGGGTTTAGTTTGTGTTTGTCTAATATTTAGTTCGTCTAAAATAACGGTTACACTAAACGGTTTACTTGTCTTAGGGTCAATCAAATTAATAACATATTCAGGACCAAAAGAAGTATTTCTTAAATAAATCATAATAGCCTCAACATCACCATTTAAAAGCTCCTCAGGTCTTAATTCACTTTCGTAAATTTTACTTCTAAGTAACGTTAAAATAATGTTGGTATTTGCGTTTTGAGCCGCACCAATTAAGACGTTTTCGTCATTTGCAGTTAAATAACCAACTTTAATTGATTTCTTTTTAGATTTGTAGTATATTCCACCTGAAGGTAGAGTTACAATATCGTGAGGTAAGTTAAACCCTTCGGTTCCAGCCTTAATTAAATCTTGTTCCATATTGAATTGTTTTTATTATAAATAATAGGACAAGTCAGTTTTTTATAAATAGAATTATTAGTATAAAAAAATTCCCATATACTTTATATACGGGAACTTTAAATAATATAATTGAACAATGTATTTTAATAGTTAAAAATCAATACACTAATATACAACGGTCCATACGAATTGTGGCAGTAATACTCGCAATCGCATCAGTATTGTAAGCCAATGAGTCAAAGTTAACATCAGATAGAAAACTTCCCTCCATAATCCATTTTTCCACAACAACTCCTGTAGGGTCTAACATCTCAAGGTCAATATTTTTCTTATAACCCGCGGCATATCCCATACGACCTGTTACAGACTCAGCACATAAACGTACCCACTCCATAAGAGCTTGTGACGCTGAAGGTCCGATTGGGTCACGGAATTTAACGTTTATTGTTCCCCAAGTGAAACGACCTGCAACATACGTTGATGTATTTAGGAACGGGATTTCAACAGGGTTAATTGTTATATGTGGTCTAGATGTCGATTCAACGAACCATTCGTTAATTCCCAAAGTCGAAGGGAAACGAAGAATGAACCTGTTTTGTCTTTTCGGTTCGTAAGGAATCGGCATTTTCATTAGTAAATCAGCCATTGTAATATTTTTTTGTTTGTTTGTTTATTTTATTATAAATATATCGAGATAAAAAATTTTCTCTTTACTTTGTTTTTTTTTATTTTAATCTTTCTAGTATAAATTACCTAGTTAATATGCTTTTTTTATTCCTCCTGCAGTTGAATAGGTTTTAATTATATTATCTGGTTCTTTTTCAAACGCTGATTTAACTTTTTCCACATTTCTTATATCATCATCTGAAAATCCTATTGTAGGTACAAAATTATTAGTCTCTTTATTTTTAAGAAACGCTTTCTTGTGAATCTTTGAAGACATCTCCCTAACAAATTGAACAAACTCTTTTAAAGCCTTAATTTTACCTTCTTCAGGGTTGGTTGCAGAACCTTCACCATAAGATACGGGATAAAACTTACACATATCGAGATATTCTCTAATCATGTCTTTTTTGGACATTTCTCCTTCATCGGCTAAATCTCTATATTTTTCCAAATTCTTAACTAATTCATTTGAACTAATCCCCATATGGTTAGATACAATAAGATTATAACAAGCCTCTTTAATAACACTTGGGGTATGTCCTCTTGCCGTCACTATAGAAAAAATTGACCCGTTGTTAATTGCTTCAACAAAGTCTCTCCAAGCAGGACCTGGTTTGGCTAATAAAGAATCAATAATAAATTGTCTATCACCTTTTACACCAAAGTATTTAAAAGGTTCTTCCCCAAAACCTACAATAGTGTGACCTTCATATTCAAAAGGGTTTTTACCGATATCAATTCTATATTCGGCAAAATCTTCAGTAGACATTCCTACTTCATCACCGTCTTCATCTTTTAAAAGTATTTTAGTTGGCATGGTCATAATATTGTCATCCCAGTCAAAGGCGTAGTATTTCATGTCAGGACTACCCTCTTCATCAATACCTTCTATAATTCTTTTTTTATGTTTTAACATGTTGTTTACTTAATAAATAAAGACAAGTCGAGTTTTATGTCGACTTGTCTTAATATTATTTTTAGATATTATCAAACGATGCACCTGTAGGAGTAATATAGAACGTGATGTCTATGAACTCAAGAGATTTAGTTGGTTTGATATAGATTTTACCTGTCATTTGGTTTCTATCTAAGTCAGCAACGTCTGAGGAAACTGTTACACGGAAATCGTATAATCCTCTGTCTCTTCTAATTGCGTCTAAGATAGGGTTAACCGCATCCAAGAAATCTTGTCTTACTTTCTCATCGTTTTGTTCAAACAATAATCTTACTGAAACCGCTGAAATTAATTTACGAGCTTGTAACAATAATCTTCTTACGTTGATTCTGTCAAGAGCAGATTCTCTAATTTGCATAGTCTTGTTACCCCAAATTACAGTTCCGACATCAGAGAAGGTTGCGATTGGGTTAATTCTACCTTTATAAAGAACATCTCTGTCTTCTTGAGTAAGTTTCTTTCTTGCTTTGATAGCACTTACGATACCACGAGTGTAACCCGCCGCAGCGAACCAAGGGAAAGCGATATTATCTGTTAACGCCAAGTTTCTTGTTACCTCAGCCGTAGATGGGATATAGATTTGAGTGTTATTTACAGTATCTCTTGTTAAAACCCATGGGTAATAAGTTGCCGTGTAGTTTGAGTCAATACCCGCAGTTTCCAAATTGTCTACCGCTTCTTGTGGATAAATCATATCTAATTGGTCACCTGTTGACGGTACAAACATGTTGTAGTCAGGTGTTGTACAGATATAAACCGAATCCGCTCTGTTGAACTCAATCATTTCAATCGCGTCTCCTACTAAGTTAGAATTGTTTACATAATCAATACCTGGAGTAACGAATACGTTAATATTAACCGCTTCAGGGTTAGAGAATGTTTGTTGTCCTAATAAGTAAGCGTAATAGTCAGTGTTTGCCCAATCTTGTCCATTGTCTCCAACAGTAATTTGTTTAAACGCTCCCCATCCTGTAGCCGTTGGGTATTTGAATGAAGGACACGCCCCATTTCTATAACCAATCTTACCTAATACGAATCTATCCGCGTTTGTTCTATGTTCTCTATAGATATCCCATCCGTCAAATCCTCCACGACATAATAACGAGAATTTACGTGCGTATAGTCTATAATACGGATTCGTATCCTCGTCAGGGTCTGAAGTAAATGGTGCGGAACCTACGTAAAACGCTGGTGTACCACTTGTTGAAAAATAGTTTGGTATCTTGATTACATGTGCGTTGATGTCCATATGGAATCCTCTTGTTCGGTACGCCCATTCATCACCTGAAACGTCTGTACAAACATCTAATGGTAATTGTTTACCTTTATATGTGTAGAAATCAACATCAAAACCAACAGTGTCAGAAATACCAAGATAAGTTCTACGAACATTATCACCATTACTTCTTATAATATCATCAGCTCCTGAAGATAAACCAAACGGTGGATTATAAACCACTTCACCTGGAAAATCATATTTTGTTTTGTAAACAGGGAATGGAGGTCTAACCCCCGCATATTCTCTAAAGTTATAACCTTCGAATCCACAAGGTAATGCGTCTATTGGAGCATCCTCGTTAAGTTCAATCATGACATATTTAGAATTCAACGCGTATTCTCCGTCTAACGTACCAATTTTTTTAGCGATAAAACTGTTATCATTAGGGTCCATAGAACAGTTTGTGAATTTTTCAAGAACCACAGGACTATTGTCTGAGTCAAAGAAATCTCTAACTATTACGTCAAAAGTACCATTGTTAAATGAGATGTTAGCAATCGAGATTTTAACTTCAATATTTGCATCGTCTCCGTCAGCAATTGTGGTAAATTTAAATAAGTTATATACTTTTGTACCTCTTAATTCAGATACAACCCATGGTGACACAGGTGATTGATATTTTTCAAGATACCAAGCAATTGAAGTTGGGTCAACTCCTTGTCTTGCGTTAGGTAATGCCGTTAACTCACAATTTAATCCTCTAATAAATCCTTTTCTCCACCCATAAGTTAATAATGCTTGGAATCTCTCTTCAACAAACAACGGAACTACAGTTCTTGGTTTAGCAAAATTAGATTGTCCGAACACTTTAGCAATGTACTTACTATCTGAATTTGATAATGACGTTTCGAAGAAGAACGGATTACCGTCTTTATCTGTCACATTAATACCAAATGTTGAGAATGGGTTTTTGGTTACACCTGAATACGTTCCTGTACAATCTAATTGTACATCATGACCGTCAAATTGATTGTATGCGTTAACTCCACCTGGAACTTCATATACCGCGCCATCATCACTACCGTAAGTCGCCAATCCTCTTGAACGTAAAGTAGCCACCACTAAATCATCAAAATCTGTGAAAGCGGTTCCTTTATATATGTAGATTTGTCCTGTTAAAATACCTGTATAACATTTTGTTGGTTTAGGTAATGTTGTTGTTGTTGTTGTTCCTGTAGGTGTTGGGTTACAAGGGTCAGGTGTCGGTGTCGGTGTTGGTAAAGTACTTGTTGTTGTTGTGGTACTAATAACTTCCGTTAAATTTGTCACAATAGACCAAAAAGAGTAACCACTATAAACCGCACTTCCAACATTATCAAATAATGCGTAATACCAAGGGTCGTTTTGTGGTGCCGCGTAATTAATCATACTCTCATCAACATTCTCAACGTCAAATACGTTTGTTTCTGCCGTGAAAATTGGTGATAGTGAATTATATACATCACCTGAAATAGGTCCGTAATAATTAATGTTAGTTGTTTCTGCAATATACGGATTAGTTGCGTTCATAATATCAAAAATTTGATTTGTCATATCTTGATATAATGTACCAGTACTACCATTAAAATT